CGAAACCTTCGTAGGGCGTGGCCATGGCCACGCCGACCCGCTTGCAACACTTGCCCTGCTATTTGAGCCGCTCAAAACCCGATACCGGGTCGGCGCGGCCATGGCCGCGCCCTACGGACTCAAATCTTTGCGGGCGTTTCCGTTTACGCACACCCCCTGTATTTGAAATGCTATCGTTTGATATAGCCGCCTGTGAAGCACTCCAGCGTTACGGACTCCAGGGAGAACCGGGTGGTTGAATGGAATTTCAGCTGCAAATCCTTGAACTTCTTCCGCTTGAGGCGGCAAACGATGTGGTCGGTGACGCCGGTATGGCTGCCGATGGGTTCAAAATCGCTTCCTTCCGTCTTTGCGTACACGGTCAGGTCCCCGGAGGCTTCCGCGAGGCAGCCCCGCTTGTTGGTGGTTTTGTGGCGGCTGGGGCTTCCGAACTTGTCTTTTGGGGTGACCCAGTGGCTTTCCAGAGCGGCTGTCCTGTCCGTCAGGGTGTACACCCCGTCCTGCGTACCCAGATAGAGAATCCCTCCGTCTACGGCGGCGCAGCTTACCCGCTGCGACAGCTCCCAGTAGAACCAGTCGTATTCCGGATTCGTCCGCCGGGAGTCCGCCAGGTACACCCTGTTTCCCACAAACACCAGCAGATACCCTTCCCACTCCGCCAGGAGCATATCCCTGTAGCCCGCCTCGGCGGTGAGCCTGCGGTCCACCAGGGAGCTTCTGTGGGCCACCGCCTGCTCCGTGGTGATGTCGCCGCTGATGCCCTCCATGCCCCGGTCGGAGAAGAAGAGGATATCATCGTGGAAATTCACCGCCGGACCCACGCAGCCGGTGGAAATGCTGGAGTGCTGGGAGGGGTAGATCTTGCCGTACTCCGCGTCCAGGGTGGGGGTGTGGTAGAACACGGTGGTGTTGGCCCGGGAGGGCTCCCGGAATACCCACAGGGCGTTGTTGCCCGCCGCCAGACCCCGGACCGGCGCCGGGTCCAGGCCCTCGTCGTAGTAGTCCAAGTCGCTGCAATAGGTGGGGTCCTCCAGCGCGCAGTGCCACACCCGGTTGGGGAAGGCCGGATTGCCGCTGAAGAACACCCGGTTGTCAAAAATCTGCAGCAGGGTGCAGCCGGTGATCTGCTGCCGGTATCCGGGGACTGTCTTCCGGAACCGGACGGAAACATTGTCCTGTCCGTCGGTCAGAGGCGCTTTCGGCGCTTCGGCGAAATACACTCTGCCGGTTTCGTAGTCCACGGCAGCCTCCGCCTCCACACCATCCACCGTGACCACGGGTTCGTAAGCTTCGTCCAGATCCCTTGCGTCCAGCACATATTCGGTGCTTACCCCGTCTGCCAGGAAGGTGTTGATCCGCAGGGGCGTGAGCAGATTCACGTCCTCGTGGACGGTGCCGCCGCCGGAGGGCCGCCGTCCGATGGAGGTGGTGGGCACGTAGCCCTCCACCTCCCGGACCGTGTCCCCATCCCGGTACAGATAGTGCGCTCCGTCCATGAAGTACCACACATTGCCGTACAGAAAGCCCCGGCTCCGCTTCGGCAGCAGCCCGGCGTACAGCAGTCTGCTTTTTTCCTCCCGGACCTCCCAGAGCTTGCTGCCGCTGTGGACCAGCATGGCATCCCGGTCAAAGAACACCCCGTAGACCGTCTCTTCAAAGGGAACCTTCTTTTCAAGACCCGGCCGGGTCCGGATGCCCTCCAGTTCCCGGTAGTCCCGCCAGAGGTTCAGGCAGTCGGGGCTTCTTGTCAGGCTGCATTCCCCGCTTCGGAAGTCTGCGCCGCGAAAGCCCCGGTAGGTTCTTATGATCTGCTGCGCCATCAGACAGCCACCCCGCCTTCGATGCAGATGCCGCCCAGCCGGTACCGGTGGTCCAGCCGCCCCAGCTGCTCCTCATACCGCCGGGAATACTCGCGCCCGTAGTTCGCGGACACGTCGCTTTTCAGCAGGTCCCCGGCCACGCCCCAGGGCATGATCTCCAGAGCGTCCCGGCTCAGCTCAAATTCGTAGCTGTCCTTCGTCTTTTCCGTAATGGCCTCCGGGTAGACAAAGCAGTCCACTTCCAGCGTGCCGGATTCCAGCATTTTCAGCACCGTACCCTGGGCCTTCACCGCGTGCCGGACCCCGGACACCAGCTCCAGCTGGTAAATGTCATAGCCCACAGCCTTTGCAAGGTCTTCAAGCGTCAGCACCTCCCCGGCCTTTACGGGAAGCTCGGCATATTTGGGGATCTTCCGGAACCGGGCCAGCTCAAAGAGGATCTGGTTGATCACCGTGTGGAGCTTCGCCTGAATGTCCGGGTCATCGGTGAGGCAGGGGCTGTCGGGGGAAAGCTCCTCGATCAGCGACAGTACCTTCTGTTTCATTTCCTTCAGGGTCATTTTCTCACTCCCTTCTTAATTTCGTAGGGCGTGGCCATGGCCACGCCGACCAGGTTGCCACCTTTGCACCGCTATTTAAGCGGCTCTGTTTTCGATACCGGGTCGGCGCGGCCATGGCCGCGCCCTACAACGTCCCCGGAGGCTGCAACATATTTCAAAATGGTTTCCACCGCTTCGGCGGCTTTTTCTTCTCCCGCGGCTCTCAAATGTCCTGCGAACCGCTTCAGGGTTCCCTGAAAGTGTTCCATGTTCCTGTCAGCCCTCCTTATGGGTCAGGCCGTACAGCAGCTCCTCCGCCACCACCACCAGTGAGAACAAAACCAGCAGCACCAGGAGCACCAGAAGGATGCCCAGCAGCACCGGCCAGAAAAGAAAGACCAGCAGCTTCCAGATATCGTCCCCCGGCCCGCAGGCTTCCGTCAGGGCCCAGCCTGCGGCAAAATACAATACGATCCAGACAAGATTGATCCAGCTCATTCCTTCCTCCCTCAAACCAGCATCGGGAACACCGCCAGATAGTACAGGGCGATCAGACCGTACAGCCCCGCCGCAGCCCATGCGGTCATTCTGGCACTTGTGCAGCCCCTGTTCTTCCAGAGAACGCCAAGGGCTGCCGCCATTGCGACCAGCTTCACCAGAGAAAACAGCACAGGATGGGGAAGCAACGCCGCCATCACCGGGTTGGCTTCCTGATAGCCCAGCCCTGTCAGGTGGAGCGTGGCGACCAGGTCAATGATATTGCCTGTCCAGATAATCATGATCGGTATTCTCATAGGCATTTAAGTCAGCGTAAACCTTGCGCCGTAGGTTCCGTTTTCGCCGCCGATCTCGAATCTATAGAGCACATTGCCTTCGCCATATCCAGTTGCCAGATATTGCGTCATAGACGGAAGCTCGACCACAGCGGTGTTGAGGCCCATCGAGATCACGCCGCCCATGGCAGCCATGGTGAGCTTTACGAAGCCTGCCTCCAGCATGGCCTTCAGGGTGTTGAAGGTGGTCTGGCTGATGGTAACGGTTTGGTCGTAGCCCGGGCCGGTGACCTCCGGGAAGCCCAGGGTGCGGGTGTCGATGACCGGGATGCCGGAGCCGCCGCCCGCCGGAGGCTCCATCCACTGCAGTCCTTTTTCCGCCACGGTCAGGACCCTGCCCACATCCGTTTCTTCAAAATCGGGAACACACCTGCTGTCAAAGAAGCCGTCGTTGACCAGATCCACAGTCCTGTCGCTGCGGACAAGGGCCTCGACCGTGCGGGTGTAATAGCCCTTGTTATAGCCGCCGTAGCCGGTGGTGGAAAAGACCGCAGTGCTTTGGGTTGCCTGGAACAGGGGCAGAAGGTCCGCTTCGTTTTCCGCAGGCAGCCGCAGCTGCACGACCTTTCCGGCGTTGGCAGAGTCCAGGATCTGCTCAGGGGTGTGGCTGGAGCGCATGGTCACCGGGTCCACCGTTACGCAGACCACGCCGGTCTCCACCCGGGCCAGCTTTTCCTCCACGAAGTCCTCGGTGGCGTAGCCCTCGGGCACCTGCGTCAGATAGCTTCCCCTGGGCTGGTAGCCCTCCCGTACCCACTGCTCGGTGGCATAGCCGCTCAGATCCACTTCCCCGCCGCCCATTGCAGCCTGTTCGATCTTTTCTTCCACGAAGCCCTCAGTGGCATAGCCTGCCGGAACCTCGGTCAGATAGCCGGAATCGTTCGCAAGCTGGGAAACCTTTGTAGGCAGTTCGGTTTTCTGCGCATAGCCACTCAGATCTTCCCCGTCATCCAGGTATCGGCACTCTGTAAATACATTGTGCCGGATATTGTCCTCGCCCTGAGAGATCAGGGTGCATTTCCAGACAAGATCATTTGCCCGGACAGAAAACTCAACAGCCACCCGGGAATAGAGCGTACCCATATCGTCTGTGCTGATGTGGGTCACCGTGTAATACTCCCGGATCTCATCTCCCTCCGATTCTCCGGTATACATCAGCATAACCACAGGCAGCTGCCCCTGCAGGCCCTTCTGCCACACCGCAGCGAGCGATCCGGCCGTCACAGAAAACTGTTCAGCCGTCCATCTGTCTCCCGGGAGCCGGGATGGCGTTTGAATGACCGCATCCGGCCCATTTCCGGCCTGGGCCAGCTTCCCCTCCAGCTCCCGCTTGTCATCTTCCGTCAAAATTCGAATTGCCATACATTCCTCCTTATTTTCTAGTACCCCCGCGTAGGGGCGACCCTTGCGGTCGCCCGGCGGTACCGGTTACGTATGTGCCGGAAGCTCCGGCGAATTCGGAAGATCTCCGTGCCGGGCGACCGCAAGGGTCGCCCCTACGCGTTCTGTTTCCCGATTACGCTTCTTCCGCATCCATCAGAATGCTGATGGCCGTGACCCGGCAGGAGCCGGTATAGGAGCCGCTGGAATTGTTGGCGTAGACGCCCACCTTGTATTCGCCGCTGAGGCCCGAGATGTCCAGGGTCAGCACTCCGGAGGCGGCAGTTTTCCGGTTGGAGGAGGCCACCACCTCGTCCTCCAGGTCCCAGACTCTCGCCCGGACGCCGCCTGCGAAGGTGCCGCTGCCCCCGAGATTCTGATATTCCACCACCAGCCGGGCCTGTCCCGCCAGCAGCACCGGGTCGGACACCGCCTTGGCGCTGCCATTTAAGCCCAAAGACAGGGCCAGATACCCGTTGTCGGATTTCGTGGCGTTGGTCAGGGTCAGGCCCACGTGGCTGACGCCGGAGGCATAAATGGTCCGGTTCGCCGCCCACCGGAGCCAGCTTCCGCCCAGATAGCTTGCGGCGGCGACACGCTGCCAGGCCCCTTCCCGGTACTGCCGTGCCTCCACGGGGCACAGCTCGATGCCGTTTTTCTTCAGGGCGTTGCAGGCGGCGGCGCTGGCATTGCCGGTGGTGATCCAGAGCAGGCCCTCCTCCCCTTCCGGCTCCCTGGGACTGAACAGCCAGCGGTCAATTTTGTCCGTCACCACGCCCACGGTGTTCTCCCTGGGCACTGCCGACAGCATGGCCTCCTCCGTAGGATACGCCTTGAGCCGCAGGGCCAGAGGGTCCGCATATACGCTTGTGAAGATCATAGCGCAGCCTCCTTAGGCAAAGTAAAGCCCACAATATGCAGCGTAACGGCCCGTTCCGGCACCTCGGTGCAGGAGAAGGTGAGGCTGTCCGAACCCTGACCCACCACCCGGATGCCGCAGTCCACGTAATCCTCCCGGGAGTCCTCCGCCGGTGTCACAAACAGGGGCTGCCTCAGGTCCTCCGTGACCCCGGGAACGGAAAGGGTCTGCTCCGTACCCCGCCAGCCGTCCTTTTCCAGGCTTGCCGATGCGGTGAACCAGGCGGTCTTGCTGTCCGCCGTTTCCTGCGCCTTGTCAGCGGCAGTCCGGGCAGATTCCGCCGCAGCCTGGGCCGTGTCCGCTGCGCCCTGGGCGGTGTCCGCCGTGGTTTGGGCCTGATCCGCAGCCGTCTGAGCGGTGTCCGCAGCGGCTTGTGCTTTCTTTGCCGCCGCCAGGGCCTCCTGCTTCGCCGCGGCAATGGCGGCAGCCTGCGGCCCGGACACGGGCTTGTCCATATCCGCCGTGTTGTCCAGATTCCCAAGGCCCAGCTGCGTCCGGGTCACGCCGTGGGGATTGTCGGTGCGCTGTGCGTGCTCCAATGCCAAAGCCTTGGCCTCCCGGATGCCGTCGCCGGCGGCCTTGGCATCGGCGCTGTCGCCGTCCACCGTCAGGCTCCGGTCCACGGAAATGGAGTTGAGGCTCCGGATCGTTCCCGTCAGCACCTGCAAGGGCGTGCCCTTACCCAACAGATTCATGGTTTTCCTCCTTTTCTTCCAGATACAGCTGCCCGTTCTCCACGAACAGGCCGTACAGCCGCGCTGTGGCCCTGTCGATCATCACGCCGCCGGATCCCCCTTCTCCCTGTCCGATCATATCTACCAACCGCAGGTAGGCCCGGGTCACCGCCTGGTTGGCAACAGGCCGGGGAGAAGCCGCGTCCAGCTCCTGATCCACAAAGGGAATGTCTTCCTCCTCCGGCAGGTCGCTTTCCACATCCGCACCCTCCGGGAACAGCCGGAAGATTTTGGGACCGTCCTCGTCGTAGCCGATGATGGTCTGGGGATTGGTAAAGGGGTTCAGCTCGATCTCGTACCAGTAGTCCGCGGCCTTGCTGATGACCTCCCCGATCTTGGTGTCCTCCTCCGTCAGCAGAATCGCCACCTGCTCGCAGCTTTCCTCCACAGGGAAGTCCTTCTGCAGCACCACGTTCTCGCAGGCCTTTTTGCCGAAGATCTTCATTCTCAGCACATCCCCGGGCGCAAAGGTGTAAACGGCACCGTCATTCTCGGCGGATACTGCAAAGGCAACAACGTCGCCTCTCGTGGCATAAATGGACAAGTCTTCGTTCAATGTGTACATATCTCACCTCCAACACAACTCCGTAGGGCGGGGTCATGACCCCGCCGACCAGCTTACAATACCTGCCCTGCTGTTTGAGCCGCTCAAATTTCGATACCGGGTCGGCGGGGTGGTGCTCCGCGCAGCGAATCAAAATGGCCATGATTGCCGGCGGCAATCATACCATA